GTTTCCTTGAGCAGGCCGTGAACCGCGATGCTGGTCTCATCGTTATCCGCTTTGAGTCCAAAGGCTGGGTCCACTGTAATCCAGGCACACCTGAGCATGTCTGGAGTCGGCATGGGCACATAGTATATCTGCTCGCTGGTAAACCCATTCTCGCCGTGGCCCGGCATATTCATCATTTCGCACATCCAGGTCTCTATGAGTCCCTGAGACTTGTACTCTGCGAAATCTTCTTGGAGTTCTTCGACGCTCCACTTGCCAGGCCAGAGCGGCTGGAGCAGCCCAGTATGAATGTTCTTAATCAGGCAGCCGAACACAACGGGGTTCCACCGAGGTATACGACTCAATCTAGCCAGCAAGCTAGTCTTGCTAAGCATGTTGCCTAGCCAGATGATCTTCTTCTTGCGAGCGAGGGCCTTGAGGAAGGGACCGAATATCCAGCGATCCAGCTTCTTCTGCTGGTACTCTGACTCGGTGTTCTCATTGTCCTCGACGTCATCAACGACCGCAATGTCTGGGCGCTGGTTGTCGATGTTGATACCGCGCATCTGCTGGCCTTGGCCAACCGCGCGCAGAATACAACGCTTATTCTTTCCAGGTGCGACTTCGAGGTCGAAGACCCAAAGCGATTCGTTCTCGCTCTGCTTGACCCACTTCACCTCGCCGAACACAGACCTGAAGTTATCCGACTCAAGATACCCAATGATGTCTTTGCAGGCGCCCTTAGCGATGGGGTTCGTATTGCTCAGATAGACACAGAACCTGTGACTCGTAAATAGCCAATACCAGATAACCACCAGCTTTGCCAGAGTTGTCTTGGCATGGTCCCGTGGAATCGCAAGCAATATGCGTTGCTTCTCAAGGTCAGTAAGCAGAGTCCAAATCTCTTTGTGAAATTCCGGCACTGGCATATCCAGCGCTTCGTTCAGGAAGAAGTCGATTAAAAACTCACAGTCGACTCGCATCAACGCCTTGATCTGGCGAAAGTCCGCATTGACGCCAACCGTATCTACTTCCGGTTGCGTCTCAGCCTGAGTCATCCAGTCGTCGAGTTCTTCCTCGGCGTTCAAAGCTTTCAGGTCCCCCAACCCATTTTGAGGAGGCATAACCTCCTAGAGCGATTCGACTTCCATAGCTAATGGCGGCAATCCACCGCCCAAGATAGATAACTTAACTGGAAAGCCTGCGGCCAAAAGAACTAAGTCTTCTTGACTCGGCTTCCAATACGTACTGATAAAACCATCTCCTACTGATGCAGGAAGATCGGCACATCCGGCTGCAACGAATGTAGTGTTGCAGTTTGCAGTTCTCATAGGAGTCATTGGATGTTATGCCTTCGGCTAGCGCTTCATAAACTCGTCAGTCAAATCCTCGATAGACGGATCATGATTCCGAGTCCGAATCTCTGGTGAGTGCTCCAGCACCGGCACCGCTCTGACATTCAACAACGAGTCGATATCGCTGAACTCAGCGCGACCCATAGACCCATCTCTGATGCTTACTTGCTTGGTTAGTTCTTGCGACTCTGTCCCAGCACTATTGATCTTACTCACAAGGCGTTGAGTCAATGTAATTGTTCTGTTACCCGCCATCCTTGAAGGATCAAGCACATTGGCTTGTGGCTGGGTACGCCTGGTAGCGCGATTCGCAACCGCTGCCACCTTGAGCAGAAACTCAGCATCCTTCTCCAAGTGCAGTCGCTTCATTAAGCCCTGGATGGCAGTCGACTCGATTGCATCCCATCCAGTGCTTTGGAGCGCCTTCTCACTTGCAGCGATTCCACCTATAAACTGCTTGCATTGCTTGAACAGTTCATCCTGCTCACACTCGTAGATGTCAGCAACCTCACACCCCAGAGTCTCAGCAATCTGCTCATTTACGAGTCCGAGAACCTGATGTTTGGCGATGACAACAAACGCCTCCGGCACCTCGCTTACTTCGAGTTGCGCGGCCAGAGTCGCTGCTGTCACTTCATACAGGTTCATTGGACTCAGTCCCGGTCAGGCAATTCTTCAAGGGCCTGCTTGATTTCCAGAATCGTGTTCTCCGCGTATTCCGTCGTATACTCGTCGTTCCAGATTTGGCGAATCAACTTGACCGCCTTAATAAGGATCGGCGCCAAAAGCTTCCCGGCAATCCGGTCTTGTTCCGAGTTCATCTTCTTCTCCTTGAGTCGGCTCGATTTGGTTTTTCTAATTTTTTGTCGGCGGTGTGGGAGCCATATTAAAGGCGCCGGTCCCGCGCGGCAAATGGGGGGATACCCACCCCCCGTATGTTGAAGCAAAGGAATCACTTGGTCAGCGCGTGGTAGTTTATCCGACAGGCAAACCCACAGACTGACGATGCGACTCAAGACATAACTAGTGAGCGTGAGCGAACACATTAGCTCTGCGTAGCGTAGCGAAGCAGAAAATTTTTGTTGACGAATCAACTTCGACTCCACAAGAAAGGGCGGACCCGATTGAGCCCGCCCTTAATACTTGCGAATACCTAGGCGTTACTGGGCGGGCGCGTCGGCCTTCGGTTCGTCGGCCTTGAGCATCGACTCCGTCAGGCTCGACAGGTCGAAGTCGTCGCCCTCCTCATCACCAGCCGTCAGGGCCTTCTGGTTGCGGGTGTCGGTCCAGCGTTGGAAGATCGCGGGATCGAGACCCTTACCCTTGGCGCCAGCAATGCCGAGTTGCAGGGCCATGACAAAGAGCGAGTCCTTGCCTTCGCCGCGGTTCTCCAGGGCGGGGTAGTATTCTTCGGCGTACGCCTTGGACTCCAGGGCACGTTTGAGCTCGCCCTTCGTGAGGCGGGCCTTCGCCCAGACCGGGATCTTGGCCGACATGGTCGCGTTGAGACCCTTGTACAGCTCGTTGTACGTCTCGATGATCCCGGCCGACTCGCGTTGGCTGCTGATGTAGCCACCCAAGGTCGTGGGGATTTGGTCGACCACGGTCGCCACGTCGGCGGCTTCACGGAGAGCGCGGACCGCAACGTGATTCAGTTCCTTGTGCAAAATCTTCGTCATCCAGGCGACAGCCTCGGGGTTGTCTAGGATGGTCTGGATCTTCGGCACCGGAGCCACGACGATCGCCTTGACTCCGCCCTTGCGCGAACCGAGCACGGAGACCATCACGTCCATGTCGGACGTGTAGACCTTGGGATCGAAGTTGCCTTCCGAGTCCATCCCGGCGGCCGCGATAGCCGTGGTGTCGAAGTCGGAAAGCTCCTCGGCCATCTTGGTGAGGTAGGTGGTGGCTTCCTCAATGTTCGGGAAGATGCGGCGAGCGTCCATGTCGTCGGCGACAGTCTTAGGCTCAGGAGCCTTCGGAGCGCCAGCGGCGTTCGAGTCGTCGGCAGCGCGAAGGATGCGAGCCGAAGAGAAAAGAGCGGTACGAGTCATTTAGGTATCTCCCAAAGGATTGCGCGCGGAATGCGCGAGGCGGTTTGCCTGTAGTGATAGTGGTCTCATGTGATGTGGGTTGCAAGCCCGATGATGCATTCGGCCCATATAATGTGCGGTTGACTAGCTGCTCATGCAGGACAGGAGAACAATCCAGACCCACGCAGCCAGGGCGATAACGATGAATGCCATGGCGTCACGCATCGAAGTCCACCAGCTCAAACGAGACGACAGGATCGCAGTCGGGAGAACGGAAGTGCTCAACCCGCTCCTCTGCCCAGGTCAGTTCAGGACGATTCGCCCGATGCGGGAAGGCGCAACGATCAAGCGTCGCACCGAAATTCATTCGGTCAGTGATGGTGACTAGAACGATGGTGGTCACAGGTTGACTCCTCAAGTTGCCCAACCAAGGCGGAATGCCCGGTGGCAAGCCAGAGTATGCGAGTCGAATGTTGCCGAAACATTTCAACGGAGCCGATTCGTAGGAATGTCAGAGAGTCGAGACAACTGTAAACCTACAAGTGTAATAAGCTGGAGTTGACGTGTCAACCTGGGGCCTTAGGGCGGAATACAATGTCGCCGGTTTCACAACTGACTACGATTCCAGCTAGCGCAGCGACAAGAATCTGAGCGTATCTCACAAGATCATCGACTCAACTAAGTTTACAATTACAATTACTTTTTACATTTACGTTTACATTTTACATCATACATGCAGATGGCTCTAACCCCTCCCCAGCCGTAGGCATATCCTCCACCCGACTCCTACGCATTCCCACTGACTCCACCAAGCGGCCGACTCTCACTAGTTGTCTAACCCCCCACCTCAAAAACTGGCCTGTATGCGAAATAGCTATGAGTCACTAATCTATAAATATTGTTAGAATTTTTAGAGACCCCTCCCTAGTTGCCTGCGCCGACTAGAGTCATATGTATAGGGATACCAGTGGGACAGAGCGGAGTCAGCGGAATGTATAGCCAGATATAACTAGTGGGCTGGAGCGTAGGGGAGGGGTCAGTGAGCAGGTGTGTGAGTGATGTAAGATGTAAATGTAAAATGTAAGGCATAACATTGGATAACATGTAAACTGCATGTAAAGTTTTCAGGATGGTTGGCCGTGAGGCCCAAATGG